ATAAAATTGAAGTTTGGCAGCCGTCACAAATGCCGGTGGCTGAATCGGTCCGAAAGAAGCAACGCAGGCCAACGCACGATGAAGATACATGGCATCCGCATGAGTTTGCGGTGTAAGCCTATGGATTGACAAATCCGTCGCAAAAGTAAGCTAAATTTGCGACCAAAAAATAAATTTGTATACCCGATATACATTAACTATCTTTGCTTATTATTAATTCAAAACCCCTTTAAAAAATGACAAAACTCCCAACGCTCAGCGAAATCCTTGATGAAACTCAATTGAGTTTACAACAAAACAAACTAACCGTACTGCTCAACAATGCACCCCCGCAAACATGGCTTAAAGAACAGCCAATGTCAAAGACGGTTTATTTGCCCATTGATAAGGTTCAATATTTACTAACGAAGATTTATGGCAAATGGTGGGTTGAGGTTCTAAATACTCAAGTGTTTGCCAATTCGGTTTCCGTTACGGTTCGCCTATTTGTCCGTAACCCATTAACAGGAGAAACTGAACACAACGACGGCGTAGGCGCTGCGCCCATCCAAACGGACAAAGGTAAGGGCGCAATGGATTGGAACTTTGCCAAAGCGAACGGCGTTCAGATAGCTATACCCGCTGCAAAAGCCTATGCCATTAAAGACGCTGCTGAGGAATTCGGAAAGATATTTGGTCGTGACCTTAACCGCAAAGATTCGTTTGCTGATTATATGTCCATCCTGAAACCCGATTTGGATACGTTGACTTCATTGCTTGCAGCAAACCGCGCAAAGCTAACACCTGATGAAATTGAAAACGCTGAGCGTATCATCAACAACAATGAAGTGAATTCCTTTTCTAAACTCTTTAAAATCTTAAGCAAATGAACAACGATTTAAGATACGGACGTTTCACATCAAGTGAAATCTTCAAGCTAACAAAGAAAGGCAAAGCCAAAGATGAATTATTCGGAGAACCAGCAAAGAAATACATTGCTTCGCGCGGATTTGAACGTAAACTAAAGCGCTCTTTGAATTCGAGCAGTTCACCACGTCCATTGCAGTGGGGCAAATGCGTTGAACAGGTTTGTTTTGATATGCTGCCTACAGATTACGTTTTGCAGTCAAATGAAACAATCGTACACCCTGAATTTCCGTTCATAGCCGGAACTCCTGATGCAATCAGATTTAAGCCGAAAAAAATAGTCGGTGACATCAAATGCCCTGAAACTTTGGAATCTTTCTGCACACTCATTGAAGCCTATAATCAGGGCGGGTTTGATATGGTAAGGGAGAAGCACAGCGACGGCGAAAAATTCTACTGGCAATTGGTGAACAATGCTATCTTAACAAATAGTGATAGCGCTGAACTCATTGTATTTGCCCCAAGCGATGAACATTACGAATCCGTTGTATCTGAGGCGCAATTGTGGGGCTTTAATTGGATTGGCAGCGCTCCTAAGTCTGATTTGCCATTTCTTCCATCTGATTCCGAATATAAAAGTCTTAATATCCTGAGCGTTGAAATACCTCAAGCGGATCGGGATAGACTTATTTATCTTGCATGTCAGGCTGAGGCTATGATTCCCACCCCACAAATCTTAACCATCCACGATAAGGACGTGACCGTATTTGACCAATTACCGGGTTAGGGGTAATCCCGGTCGGGGGCGGTGTGAGGATGCCGCTCCCATATTTTTAAACTTAAAAACATAACACCAATGACAAACGAACAGAAACTCGAATACATACTTAATGCAGTCGCCGAAGAATGGGGCGTAACCGTTGAGCAAATCCAATCGAAATCAAGGAAGCGCGAATACGTCGAACCCCGTCAAATCTATTGCAAGTTGGCGAAGAAATTTACCGAAATGCCTTTTGCTGCAATAGGTCAAACGCTTGAAGGTAGAGATCACACAACCGTACTTTATAGCATTCAAACGATAAACAATTTAATAGAAACGGAACCATATCTACAAAGAAGATTCGGCCTGATTTACTTCAAATTGATGGACGAACTTCACCCGCCAGTTGAACCCGCTAAAGGAATCACACCACCATTTCCCGGAGCTGCATTGCTTTACAGACCGTATCCGAAACTTATGATGCAATCGTAAAATGTCGCATATTATCAACAATTACCCAGAAAATGTGGGGAATAAAAAACAATCATAAAAACCATATCGCAAATAACTATTGAATATATTGTATTCATAGTGTATATTTGTGCGCTATTAAAATAAGTAAACGAAACAACATGAACAGCATAATTGAGCAAATAAAAAATGAAATTGATTCGCTAGAATTGATTAGCGAAAGAATAGATTATATAAATAATCTAAGGTATGAAATCCATTTACTTTCCCCTTTAAAGGACGAGCCCATAGATTATGTCAAATGGGTTATAAATGAAAATGTAGTAGCCAATGACTACAATCCAAATAAGGTTGCACCTCCAGAGATGGAATTATTGGAAGTATCTATTATGAATGATGGGTATACGCAGCCAATAGTCACTTGGGACAACCCGGAAAAGGGCAAAATAGAGGTTGTTGATGGGTTCCATAGAAGTCGAGTTGGGAAAGAGTCTAAAGTTGTCAAAAAAAGAGTATTGGGGTTTCTTCCCGTAGTAAATATAAGGAAAGAACAAAGTGGGAAAAACGATAGGATTGCTTCTACCATTCGTCACAATAGAGCCAGAGGCAAACATCAAGTTGATGCAATGAGCGAAATTGTTTTGGAATTAAAAAATAGAAATTGGTCTAACAAACGAATTTCTCAACAATTAGGAATGGATGAAGAGGAGGTATTAAGGCTGTGCCAAGTATCTGGGCTTGATTTTATATTTTCAGATTCTGACTTTAGTAATGCTTGGGAAAGTTCTGATACTGAAATAGATTTTGAACCGTTAACGGACAATATAAATGAAGGCGTATTGAATCAATACAAAATACCAAACGAAAACGATACAACTAGAATATTCCACACTTACGATAAATGGGAGTGCTTCAAGTATGGGTTTTATAATTCTGTTAAGGATGGATTTTCGCAAGAGCAATGTGAAAATGAATACTTAAATGTTTTGAGTGATACGAATTTATTTTCAGAGATATTAGAAAAGGTAATTACAGAGTGGAAATATTCATGTGAGCATTATTTGACCAACAAAAGCATGAATAGAATTGCTTGGCTTGGGCAGGCCGCTGTTTGTTATCATTCTGGCGTACCTGCTAAATTTAGTTCTGGCTGGAATTTATTAAGCGACGCTCAGAAGGAAGATGCAAACAAAGTAGCATTATCCTATTTGAACAAATGGCTATCCATGAACAATCGCGAAGAGGTAAATATAGAAGAGGCTTTAATTATTGACCGTCAAATAGAACTTTACTAATGGCAACAAAAAAATATATCGATAAGTCTGTTTTGTCCGCCTCAAAAGAGCGGATTGAAAAAATATTTGATTCATTTGATCGAATATACATAAGTTTTAGCGGCGGGAAAGATAGTACCGTGATGACACACCTAGTAATGGAAGAGGCTGTTAAGCGAAACCGTATTGTAGGTGTTTTGATAATAGACCTTGAGGCCCAATACAAACACACCATTGACCACATAAGAGAGGTTATTGAGATGTACAAAGATAATATTGACTTGCATTGGTTTTGTGGAGAATTGTTATTGCGTAATGCCGTCAGCGACTTCCAGCCGAAGTGGGTTTGCTGGGATGAAACCGCTAAACATTTATGGGTAAGAGAAAAGCCAAAAGAAGCATCAGACTTGAGTCAATACGACTTTTATGTGCCGAAAATGGAGTTTGAAGAGTTTATGGTAATTTTCGCTAAATGGTACTCAATGGGCAAAAGCACGGCGGGCTTTATTGGGATTAGGGCAGACGAAAGCCTGCATAGGTATAGGGCCATTGTTTCCAGAAAAGATGGGCTTACATTTAATAACCATAAATGGACTACAAAAATATCCAATAATATTTTTAATGCTTACCCAATATACGATTGGAGGACTGAGGATATATGGGTGTTCCATGCTAAGTATAAGCATTTGCCACATAATAAAATATATGACATGATGACAATGGCAGGTGTAAAACTAAGCAATCAAAGACTTTGCCAACCGTTTGGCGATGACCAAAAGAAAGGGCTATGGTTGTATCATATTTTAGAAAGTGACACATGGTATAAATTATTAAATCGGGTAAGCGGGGTAAATAGCGGAACTCTATATATTCAAGATTCTGGGAACATCAACGGGTATAACGATGTGACTTTGCCACAAAATCATACATGGGAGAGCTATACAAACTATTTATTAAAATCATTACCTATAAAAATGCAACTTCACTACAAAGAGAGGTTTGTAAAATTTATAGTTGGTTGGAAAAAAAGAGGCTATTGTAAAATCCCAGATAAAGCACCGCACGAATTAGAAGTAAAATGCTGGGCCCCATCATGGAAGAGAATGGCTAGGTGTATTTTGAGAAACGATTTTTACTGCAAGGGGTTAGGTCAAACGCAGCCAAAATCAGAGGCTTACGAAAAGTATAAGCAAATAAAAGAAAAACGAAAACTAAACGACCAATTATGAAAAAGCCATCTATAACAGAATTAATAAAACTTCTCGATAAACCTGCATTATTAAACTGGGCTAATAAACAGGGGTTAAAAGGCATTGATATATCCCTATCAAAAAGCAAACAAGAAGGGGCGTCAATTCATAGGCAAATAGAGCGATATATAAAAGATTCAACACCTTTTGACGATATGAACAATCAAATAATGTTTGATAAATTATTTTCAGATAAGGAAATAACCCATAATGAATATAATATCGAAACAGATTATTTTACAGGGCGTATTGATTTATGCTACATAAAAGATGGCATGGTATATTTATCTGACTTTAAATTAAATAGAGATCGTGTTTACTTCGAAGATTATTTGCAACTATCCGCTTATTCTATGGCAATCGATTGCAATAGATTTTCTATAATTTCAGTCCCAAACTTTAAAGAAATACCTGTTACCATAAATGACATAGAAAAATATATTAATATTATAAAGTCATTGAGCGACATATACAAAAATAAACAGCTATTAAATATTTAAACAATCATAAACCATGAGCGATAAAATAACACAATTAGAACAGCAAATCCAAGATATGATTGAAGATGAAAACGGCATGATAGATTTGTTAAATAAAAACAGAGAAAAATTGCAGAAATTGTCTCGTGAATTATTTACAGAAAAAACAGGCATATATCAAGGCGCTCACATTGAGTGGAAAGACGTACAAGGTGGAAAAAAAGGCGAAGTTATAAATATTGAAATAGTAGGGCCTTACATCTCGTTTATTGAAGTCGCTTTGTACAAAAAAGATGGGGATATTGGCATAAAATGGGAGAAGATTTGGCCCCAAGAATTTAATTTAATAAAGGTAGTAATCTAATTATTTAATATAAAAAACAAACAATGAGCAGTTACACAATCGAAGGCCGCGTATTATCAGTCGGTCAAACAGAACAAAAGACAGAAAAGTTATCCATCCGCAAATTCATCATTGATGACGAGTACCCGGAATACGCTAACCTTTTCGAATTCCAATTGGCAAACGCTAAGACCGAATTAGCAGACAAGATCAAAACAGGTGAACGGGTGCGCGTCCACTTCAATCTCAAGGGGCGGGGCTGGACTTCGCCAAGCGGGGAGGTTAAGTATTTTACGTCGTTGGACGCGTGGCGTATCGAATCACTTGACGCACCACAGCAACAACCACAACAGCCGGCATACAATGAAGCCCAAACAAATCAGGCATTGCAGGCTATTCAAGATGAATTGCCGTGGTAATGCAAAAAAAGTTTAGTATTTAAATAAAATAGCGTATATTTACGCATCATTAAATCGTGTAACGGCGATGAATTCAATAATATTATCCAATCCCTTGTGCCTCTGCATGAAACCATGTTTTTCAAACGTGGCCCGTTACCATGCAAGGCGCAAGGGGTTTTTCTATTTATGGAAATCAAAACAAAGTCCCCTATTAACAAAACAAGATTCACGGGGCAAAATCTCAAGTATTTAAAACTCTTATTGACTGGTAGCCCTCAGACCGTATTTTCTGCAATCAGACACGGCATAACAACCCCACATAGTAGGGTAGCTGATGTCAGGGCTTATCTTCAATCGAAAGGCATTCATTTGAATTGTATGTACACCGAAATCAATGGCGTGAGGTGTAAAATCTATTGGTTAAGACCTGAAGATATTAAAACCATAAAACAAGCCAACGGTGAACGCATTTAACCTATCACGGGCATATTTTGACTGGAGCAGGGATAACCCGAATACGTTAAGCGTAGGGCATACCGCTTTGTATTTCTATATCATTGACCTTGCAAACCGGCTTGAATGGCCGCGTGAATTCGGGCTACCTACCGACTATACCATGCACTCATTAGGGATGAAAACGTGGCGGTCTTATGTCAAATATTTGGCAGAATTGGAGGAATTCGGGTTCATTAAATTGGTGTCAAAAGGCAAAAATCAGAGCAGTTCGACGGTGATTTCGATTGATTCCGCCTATGATAAAAAGTCAAAAGCAACATCAAAAGCAGAGTCAAAAGCGATGTCAAAAGCAGAGTCAAAAGCAAATCAGTCATATCTAAACAATACAATTAGTACTAATAATACTATTAGTACTAATAAAAATAATAATATTAAATTATATATTGATATAGATTACTTACCCGAAAAAAATATTTTTCTCAAAGAATCCGAACTTGAAAAACTAAATTTTGACTTTGGCCACGACCTAGCCCAAAAAGCAATCGAATTCCTTTCATCATACAAAATCGAAAAAAATTACAAAACCAAGTCCGATAATCTCACAATCCGTCGATGGGTTATCGACGCCGTAAAAAAACAAAACAATGGAACAGCAACAACTTACAACCAGACAAAGACCGGAAATGTTAACCGTGAGCAATCCTACGGGGGAATCCCTCTCAGTGAGGTGGCTAAGTTTTACGGCCTCACTGCCGATGAATTTAAACGTCGAATTAGTGAACAAGATGAAGTCGGAGGGCTTAATGCCAATCCTTGAGGTGCATTACAGCAGTCAGGCCTTTGTTTCGAAGTTCGATGATTATTGGGGCAATGACCCGACAAAAGAAAATTTCCTCAAACATTACCTGAATTGGTGCGCTTACATCGGGCTGAAATACGCACCGGACGCCGTTACGCTGAAATTATGCAAGGAAGCAATTTTAAAAGATTTCGGCCACATGAATGAGAATTCCGTCATGGACGCATTACGTCTAAATCTATTGGGTGCGTTTAAAACGCAAATAGAGCCTTATGGCGCCATTAATGCAGCCTTCCTGATAAAAACCCTTACCGAGTACAATAAAGCGCTAAAATCAGCCCACAAACGCGCCGTAGAGGCAAGGAATGAATTATTAGCGCCTCGCGAATTGTCAGAGGCCGAAAAAGAGCAAAAATTGAGGTCCGCAATAATCGACGCATTCACCGACTTTAAAAATGGCATTGAAGATTCGATTTCATGGCCCATTTACGACTATCTGAAGAAAATAAATGTTATAACAATCGAAACGGTTCCGGCTGATGTGCGTAAAGAATTCCACGAGCGGGCTAAATCATTGTCAAAGGTTCAACTCTTGGAGGGTTTATCGCTCAGGGATGCACACGAAGCAAAGAAAAAGTTTGACGCCGGTGATTTTGATGACCAAATTGTAAAAAAAGCCAAAACAATGGCTGTAAATTATTTGTTTACAAATCTTGAAAAATTAGATATATGACCATAACAGAAACCATACACGGAACACCACCGTCTAAATCGAATTGTTACAAAATCGTAACAATAAACGGCAAATCAACTTTAGCAAAATCAAAAGCCCTAACCGGTTACGAAAAAAACTTCTTTATCCAATGCCGGAACAGGGGAAAAGGAATTGACCAATATTTTCAAGTATTTGGCAAAGTTTTCTACCCGAATCAGCGCGCAGACCTTGACAATAGCCTCAAGGTTATATTGGACTGCTTGCAGAAATGCGGGGTAATAAAAAACGATAACAAATGTATTTCGCTCCAATTTGAGAAGTATTTGGACAAAATAAATCCACGAATTGAGTTGGAAATATATGTTCCGGAATAACCACACCGTCCGATCATTCGAGGATATGTATTTGTTAACGCAAAATATTTTAAAAGAATTTTGAAAAAAGTTTGCAGAAATCAAAATAGGACATATATTTGCATCAGATAAGCAATTAAGTATATCACTAAAAAATAAACAAAATGAACGCAACAAACAAATTATTTACAGAATCATTAAGGCCTGAGCAGGGGGATAATAGAAATTATTTTGTAAAGGCTTTAAATCAAATTATTGAAGATGGATTTATTACCATAGCAATACAGACCAAAGGAAGAATCTGGACTAATCCAAGACATAAGGATAACAATGGTAATTTAAAAAAATTCAACATTGAGATCAAAGGGTATGGTTTTACTTCAAGAGTATATGATGATAATTTTTCAGCTAAAGACTTGTTGACTTATATTGCTGATTTTATCCAAGCTGATGAATTAAAGGGATTGCATAAATCCAAGTTAGATGTAATGTCTTTGGAAACTTGTGAATGTGATAGATGTAATGGCATGGGATTTATAAAGGCATTTGATTTTAATTGCAATGGGTTATGTTTTCAATGTTATGGGTCAAAGTATATGGTAAAAAAAAGAGTATTATCTGTATGAAGAAAAAAGAAACGAGAGGGGGTAAACGCCCCTTCTCAGGTCGCAAAAAATCCACATACCAAACTAAAACTATTTCTTTTCGTGTCCGCATCGAATGGGTCGAAGAGATTAAGTTAATGGTAAAAAATAAGATCAAAGAATTATCAAAATAAATTTGTGTATATTTTGTAACCCATGCCCATCCAATCAATAATCCGCAAGGCCATAACAGACCATTAAAACAAAACAATAATCATATGAAACTCCTCCTCACAATCCTGCTGCTACTTTTCGCAGCCGTTCCAGTAATCGAACACAATGAAAAGAAGATGAAACGGAATCTGTACATCGAAATCAATTATTTTATTTATATTGCAATGGTGATAGATTTGATTTGTATTATTTGGGTTTATTAACCCATCCGGAATTACCGGATAACTGAAATAAATCTTTTGCAATTCCAAACCTATTAATTACCTTTGCACTGATCCGTTTTCATGTTGTTTTATCAATTTCTGAACAGGCCCCATAAAAGGGGCTTGTTTGGTTTTGATAAATATAGTTTATATTTGCTTTGTATTTCAAAGTCAAACAGTCCTAAAACAGTCCATTTATGCCAAACCCACAAAACGTAGTCGGTAAAGGGACGCCGTTCAAAAAAGGCCAATCAGGGAACCCGAACGGACGGCCTAAAGAAATCCCAGCATTAAAAGAATTGATGAAAAAAGTAATGGCCTCAGAAGATTCAAACGGAATACAAACCGCAGAACAAATATTGGAAGCGGTTAAGAAGCGGGCTTTGGATGGAGACATAAAAGCCGCTGAATTGCTTTTAGACCGGGCTTATGGTAAGGTCGTGACGCCAATAGCTGAAACCGACTCCGAAGGCAAAGACAAAGAGCATCAGGTTTTAGAACTACCAAACGGCGCAAAAATCACAATCGGATAAATTGCAATTTAGTTTTAAAGATAGGCCCACACAATTCAATCTGTTCCAAACCATTATAGGCGCAGCGCAGGGGCTTAACCCATATAACAGGATTCACTCAGGCGGGGCAATTAGGGGAGGCAAAACCGTTACCAATTCGCTTGCATTGATTACCCTTGCAATTCAATACCCTTTAAGCAAATGGAGCGTTCACAGGAAGGATTTAACTATCCTTGAATCCACAACGATTGAAACATTTTCAAAGATACTTAGAGGCTCAAAGAAATGGCATTGGAGTAAATCAAGGTCTAACTATCACTTGTTGTACAAACCAAACGGCGCGCGGATATTCTTCATAGGCGCAAACGAAAGCAGGGATAAAGATTTTACCGATACTTTAGGCCTTGAGATTAACGGCGCATTCTTTGACCAATTAGAGGACGTGAGTTATGAATACTACAACGCCGTCCTTCAGCGTGTCGGATCGTGGCATATTCCTGATGAGCCGAACCCGCTTGTATTAACTACATGTAATCCGCACCCCGGGTGGATTAAAAAAGAAATCTATACGCCTTACAAATCGGGGACGTTACCACAATCGGAACTATTCGTTCCACTTAGCCCGACGAATGAGCCGTCAAACACTAAACAACAATGGGAGGTGTGGAACCGAATGCCGCCCGACATCAAGGCCCGAATGATTGAAGGAGATTGGAATAGCTTTGAAAACAAAAACCCGTGGTTCTACGCATTCGACAAATCAAGGCATGTTTACCCAGAACGCATACCGTTCAACCCAGCGTTTCCGTTGATACTCAGTTTTGACTTCAACATCGACCCCGCTACATGCGTGGTTTCTCAATTGGTTCCGGGCTCGTTTATATTCGTTTTGAAAGCCTACAAGATACCGAACTGCACAATTTCACAGCTATGTCAGCGCATACTTACTGATTTCCCCGGCGCGGTGCTTAGGGTAACCGGCGACCCATCAGGCCACAACCGGAATCAAGGGTTTAACAGCCCGAATGCTACGATGTACACCATGATAAGGGAGGCGTTAAAGATTAGTATTAATCAGATTGATAAGTGCCAAATCAACTATTCCGGCGAGAATGCATGGAGAGAAATCAGGATTTTTGTAAATACTATTTTGCAAAACCATCCAAAGTTGTACTTTTGCCCAGTCGGAACCGTTGATTTAATAGCTGATATTGAGTTAGCAACGACTGAGGAAGGTAAGGATAAGATGTTTAAGACATCAGGTAATACCGAATATGGTATGCACTTAACTGATGGCTTCTTATATCTATTAACTACCTATCTGAATGACTATATGAAAACTTTTAAACTATGAAATACCTATTAATGGCCGTAGCGGCCCTGATATTGTCATGCAATCAATCGAGCAATCCAAACTATCAATTACCGCCTGTGTCGGGTTCGATTTCCTATGTTGTTAATCAGACCGATACCGTTACATGGTCAACAGGTAGCTTCGGTTGGTTGGGTTCTGTTACAGCATGCCAGCCGTTTGTATTCAGTCAAGCACAGCCCGGTAATGCATACAACGGGGTTTCATTTCAAATCGTTACCGATACACTCACAACCGGTTGTTATAGCGATTCAGATAGCTGGACGTGTCCACAGCGACCGTTTTATGCATGGGCAAAGCATGATAACATCGGTTATACAATGAGTCATGGTGATGGTAGTTCATATATCGAATTCACAGAAATAACAGACACAACCATGACTGGATTGTTTCAACTCAGGCTGTATAACAACACAGATACGATACTGATTCATAACGGCGTTTTTAACGTAGTAAGATACAACCGCGCATGATTGTAGCAGGCATAACTAAGGAGGTCAGAGTTGAGATGAAGCACATGGCAAAGCTATTGCCTAAAAATGTACTAATCGAAGCAGGAAAGATGCCCCAAGCGGTTAAACATCTTGACCACTATCAACGCATGCGGTCTGCTTATATCATCAATGGTTGGCCCGGCATTCTGAACTATATCCTGCCGTATTACAAGCCCGGGACTGAACGCGACCGAATCACAGAACAACTAAACAAACTAACCAATGGAGGCAATACACCCACAACTGAGGCGTGAACCCGTTAAGGTCATAGACGGCCATAAGTTTTATGAAATCCATCAGGCGGATGAAATCCTTTATCAACGCTACATGGAGGCTGAAATACAGGAGTTATACATCAGAATGGGGATATCTGAGGACTTCTTAGATAACATGATGTCGGAACTAATCGACCGCGCTATGTCAATCAATGACATCAAGCAACTAAAGCAGGATTGTATCGCTATCGGGCAAAACATCAAAGGCCGAATTAAACGCATTGCAGAAATGCAGC